GAAGAGCTTTACGAGCGCCTACAGCGATTTGCCGCCAGAGGTATTAATGTCACTGTCAAGCCCCAATCCGATCCTACCGCCTCCCGTGTGGTATCCGGGTATACTAAAGAACAACTCAACTTGCTGCAAACAGGATTTCCCCAAAAAATCCCAGACGAATACAAAAAATTAATACCACTATTACAAGTAGAATTACAAGACAAAGACGGTAACAAGTATTATGTGGACCAAGCAGAACGCTTTAATTCCTTTGGATTTAACAAGTTCAAAGGATGGTATTGCAATGCAGGATACCAAGGATGCGTCATTAGAGAGAATGAAGTTAAGCGCAGCTACAGTTGCCATGATGAACCCTTAGGCACGTTAGACGGCGGCTTTGAGCTGTTTAAAGGACCTTCTAAGTGTATCACACCTACTTGTGTAAGTAGTGCAGACAGTAAATTACCAAAGGTAAAGTATGAAAGTTGATATACAAGACGTATTATTTTGGATGGATGCAATCCGTAATAGCGAGGATCGCTATCGTACTCTAGAAAGCTTTTGGAAAGGACAAGTTAATAGTAAAGTATGGCTTGCAGAATCTCTAGAGCAGTTTATGCTATACGATAAACAACGAATTGCTATCTATGGAGGCTGGAATGGCGTACTTGCTAGTATTCTTTTTAATAGCAAATTAAAAATAGAATATATTACAAGTGTAGATATTGATCCTGTATGTGAGGAAATTGCAAATACTGTAAATAAAAAATACGAGATGGAAAAAAGATTTCGAGCATTAACAGCAGATATGTGCGATGACAGGATTTCTTTTATGTTAAAATTTTCTAACATAGTTATTAACACAAGTTGTGAACATATTACACAAGATCAATATGATAAGTGGTTAGATAATCAGCCAAATGATGCATTGTTTGTAATACAAAGCAATAACTATTTTGATCATGAAGAACATATACGATGTTCTACTGACTTAGATGATTTTGTACGCATAAGCAAAATTAAACCGTTGTGGCAAGGCGAGCTCGAAACACCAAAATATGCACGTTATATGATTATAGGTAAAAAGAAAAATGTTTAAGTTTAATGAATTACAAAATATTCATTTAGAAATAACAAATAGATGCCAAGCTAGTTGCCCAATGTGTAGTAGAAACTATCACGGCGGATTAGAAAATCCATTGATTAAAAATCAAGATTGGACAATTGATGATTTTAAACATATCTTAACTAGCGAAGTACTACACCAAATAAACAGTTTTTACTTTTGTGGAAATTTTGGTGATCCTATTATTAATAACGACTTAGCAGAAATGTGCAGCTATGCAACTGATGTTAAATCTAATATAGAAATTAGAATACACACAAACGGCGGAGCAAGAAGTACAGATTGGTGGAAGAAACTTGCAAAAGCATTGCCTAGTAAACATTGTGTTATTTTTGCAATTGACGGATTAGCAGATACGCACAGTCTATATCGTATTGGTACTGACTTTGACAACGTATTAAAAAATGCAAAAGCGTTTATTAATGCAGGCGGTATAGCAGAATGGGCGTTTATAAAATTTAAACATAACGAACATCAACAACTTGCTTGTGAAGCATTAGCAACGGAACATGGCTTTGCTAGATTTACATGTAAAGATAGTGCAAGATTTGTTGCTACTAATAAGTTTGAAGTTTTAGATAAAAACGGTCAGCTTGAATATTACCTAGAGCCTCCTACAGGAAGTAACATAACTCTTATAACCCAAGATGTAATTGACAATTATAAAGATGTACTAGACGCTAGTGAAATAGACTGTTTTGTTTTAAAACAGAAAGAAATTTATATAACAGCACAAAGAGATATTATGCCCTGTTGTTTTTTAGCAAGTACTCCGTATAATTATATACACCCTAATGATTTAGCCAAAGATATTAGACAAAAGATGAAATCACAGCACTCTAGTCTTATTGCAGATTTAGGAAATACTAATGGTCTTGATCGTTCTATAAAAGATGTAATAGATTCTAATTCTTGGCAAACAGTATGGCACAAGTACTGGCATTCAGAAAAATTAATTACATGTGCAAGAACGTGCGGAGTTAACAAACTCAGTAAACCAAAAGATCAGTTTATTGAATATACTAAACTATGATTAAGGAAAACAATGTCTGACCTAAAAAAATATCAATCCGAAATTGCACAAGTAAGTGGTACAGAAACATTTTGTGTGTTACCCTGGATACATATGGCAACTAGACCAAATGGTGATATGCGATTATGTTGCACCTCTAATGCAAGCGGCGCAGGCGATAATCATGAAGTAGGCCTTGTGAAAATGGAAGATGGTAAACCTGCAAACTTTGGTAAACATACTCCTTTAGAAGCATGGAATAACGATTACATGAAAAGTGTACGTACAACTATGCTTAATGGTGAAATTCCTGCAAGTTGTACAGGTTGTTTTAAAGAAGAAAGCCAGGGTATTGTAAGTAAGCGTATTTGGGAAACAGGCACTTGGCACCGAGACGATAATGGTGTAGATATTCCTGAACTCATTCGTCAAACAAAAGAGGACGGTACTGTACCAGAAAATTTAAAATATTTGGATCTAAGATTAGGACATACGTGCAACATTAAGTGTGTAATGTGTAGCCCGCATGATTCAAGTAAGTGGGTTGCGGACCATAAAAAACTTATTCCTGTACTACAAGATCCTGAAGTTAAAAGACAAATGCAATGGGATCGCAAATTGTTTAATAACAAGTGGCACGAGAAAGATTCATTCTGGAAAGAAATTAATGCACAAATTCCTAACCTAAGACAAGTGTACTTTGCTGGGGGCGAGCCTCTAATGATCAAAGAACACAAAATGTTTATTAAAGAAATTATTCGTCAAGGCTATCAAGATAAAATACTATTACGTTATAACTCAAACGGATTACTTGTAGATGAAGAATTAATCGAGTTATGGTCAAAGTTTCATAAAGTTAAATTTGCTGTTAGTGTCGATGCAAGTTTTGAACGTGATGATTATATCCGCTTTCCTACAAAATTTGCTGATGTAGAACGCACATTACATATGTTAGATAATACACCTGACAACATACATATTAGTATGGCAACAGCCGTGCAAATATTCAATATTAAACATATGCCTGATTTTATAAAGTGGAAAATAAACAGTAATTTTAAAAAGATGAATATTGGGTTAGTAGGCGGAGTGCAAATGGGCGGCGGATTAGTTAATATGCACCTAGTACACATACCAACGTTTCTTAATATTACAATACTTCCAGAACAAGACAAACAAGAAGTACGTGAACGTTTTGCAGAACTTAAAACATGGCTATGGGAAAATTATACACAAGACGATGATTTTTGGATACATAATCCATCTGGTTGGCCTAAATGGGAAGGGTTGTTAGCACATATGGATTCGGCAGATAACAGTCATTTACTTTCTGGATTTAAAGAGTATGTAAACAAACTTGATGCTATTCGTGGATTAAACGCAGCAGCTATATTTCCTGAACTAGCACACTTGCTATGAAAGATCTAATTAAAATAGAAACAATAGAGCCTAAAAATAGACTCCGTATAGAGTATATGGTGGGAAACTATTGTAACTATAAATGTTTATATTGCGGTGATTATGCTAACGGCGGAGATACTAGGTGGCCAACTGATTACGAATCATTAATAAAACATTTTACTCATCTATTAGATTTTTATATAGCAAACGGTAGAGATAGATTTGAAGTAAATCTGTTAGGCGGCGAACCTACACTTTGGCCAAACGTTGCTAAATTTGCTAGAGACTTAAAAGCAATGTATAATGTAAAAGTTACAATGACTACAAATGGTAGTAGAACTATTCGATGGTGGGAGAAAAACGCCAAAGCGTTTGATAAAATATTATTCAGCTATCACCACAAAGAAGCTGACTTACCGCATTTTATAAATGTGCTAGACACTGTTTACGATCAAGGAATTCCAATGAACACGTTAGTAATGATGGATCCTACTGTTTGGGATGAGTGTATAGATGCAATAGAACAAATGAAACAAAGTAAAAGACGTTGGTTTATTTGTGCAATGGAAGTTCATCCTCCTCAGTATACCACAGAGCAGCGTGAAGTATTTAAAAAACATGTCAAAAGAAGACCGCCTATCTTAAAAGTTTTAAAAGACGAATGGGAAAATGTTATTAAGGGAAGGACCAAACTAATATATAGTGACGGATCTAAAAAGCGTGTAGAACGTAACTATCTTTCAACAAACAATCTAAATAATTTTAAAGGATGGATGTGTAATATAGGATTAGAAAATATTAATATACAAAAAGATGGAAGAATTACAGGGACTTGCGGAAATTTTGTATATGGCGAACAACAACACTATAATCTATATAATCCTAAATTTACTGAAATATTTAATCCACAGCTTGTACCTAGTCTTTGTGCAAAAACTAATTGTTGGTGCCAGCCCGAAATACTTATGACAAAGTGGAAACTTTAGTTAACGGAATGTCTGCAACACATGTACACCATTTGCGTGTACAAATAATAGGAGCAACGGGTGATTCAAATGTTCCGTTGTATATATTACCCAAACTTCCGCCTACTCTACATGTAGCACGATGTACGTCACCGTCCCAGTTAATCATTAAACTTTCTAAGCCTGCATTACACTTCCAGCCTTCAAACTGATTTAATTTATGCTTGATAACATCATTAGCATGTATCATAGATTCACCTTCGTCTACAACACAGTTTGCTTTTACAGTTGCAGTCTTGCTTAGTACCCATTTTAGATCAGCTTCTTTGTAACGCATGTCGTCGAACCACTCTCGATCATCT